GCACCTAAAGAGGAAATATGAGCCATTTTAGTCTCCGTATAATTTAAATGGTATAATATAGCTTGCACTGTAAAGTGCTTTGTTAGATGGGTCTAGCCCTTCCACATTCAAGTAAGATGTGTAAAGCTCTGTCCCGTTAGTTAACTTTTTGTTTTGTAATACTGTGTCAAGAGTATCGGCAATATCAAATATTCTAGATTGGCCTTCGCCCGCTGCTACAAAAATCTTTAAAGCAACAAGTCCAGAAATTTCTTTTTTACCACCATAAGCGTGATTTTGACTAGAACTTGGTAGTAAGTTTAACCTACAAAACTCTGTCTCATCAGAAATTGACCCTTGATAGTTATCAGGGTAAACATCAATGTTTTGAGAAACCCAAGCACTAGAAGCAAAAACAGCTTCGATATCGTCTAAAACGCTATCAAACATTATTTTACCTCTCTGCTGAGTTGAGCCTCTATAACGAAATTATTATCGCTATAATCTACAATACTGTAGTTTTTATTATTAACTGTTAAAGTATCATAAACAGAGAGGTCTAAACCAGAACGCATTATTGCGGTAGTTATAAAGCCCTCTCCTGAACCGCGTCTTGCAGTTTCAATGATAACTTCTACTGTAGTAGTAGAAGATTGACTTACAGTTGTTCTATTTGCAAAATCATAGCCTGACACGTTTTTACTAGATAAAGTTCCTAGTTGAACTAAATCTCCCGCAGCTGCAAAAGCTTTGTTAACAGCTGCAGTGACTTTTGCAGATAAAGACATTAGTTAGACCTCCACCAAGAACTACCAACACCACCAGAGCTACCTCTTTTAATTAAAGGCCGCAAGGGTTTAATAACAATAGCTGGGGTAATAGAGGTTCTAGTTACATCATTGTTGCTATCAGACAAGCTGATACTACCAACAGAAATGCTTTCAAAGGTCTGTGTCTTCTGAGCAATTAAGTCTTCATTTTGTAACAAGTGAAGAGCTTGCTCATAAACTGCAATTTTAACTTGAGGGGGTGTCTCATCAGAAGCAACAGAAATATCTTGACCCATACGAGGGTCGTAATACTTTGCATCTTTCCGAGGCCACGCTAGAGCTTGGGAAGAGCTAACAGCAACACCAATCCAAGGACGGTCGTCTATTAACTGAGTAGCAGTAACTAAAGCTTGCTCTTTTACTTCGTCATTAGAACCTTCCCATTCAGCGGAATCAATTCTAGTTTCAAAGTAAGCGTCTGCATCGGCTATAGTTACATAGCTATTTGTATTAAGAACTAAAGCCATTAGCTCCTCCTAAATCTTAAGAGTGGAAAATAGGCAGAATGCCCAAGTTCAGTGCGTCCATATTACGGTTCCAAGAAGCGCCAGTTGCGTAGTTTGCATTGGTTGCAAACGCAGTCGTGGAGCCTGCCCAGTCATAACCCAGTGGGTGCATGATGAAGCCGTAGCGGTACCAGATGTTGGTCGAACCACCACCAGTGTACGAAGCTGCGTCACGGTCTACTTCAACAGGAGTTGGGGCAGCAACAGGAGCAAAGGCTACGGATTCTGGTTTAATGATGAAGGAACACTTGTCAGAAACAGCATTCAAGTCGCCAGTTGCATCGCCAGCAATACGCTGGTTTGCACGGGTCATTACGAGGCGGAATTTACCACCAAAGATACTGTCAAATTCCATGTTGCCATCTTGTACACGAGTGTCGTCAACAAGGTTAGCAGCACGCATTTCTGCCATAACTTCTGGGGAAGTTACGAGGTACATGAAGTCTGGTTCATGGTCTTTGAAGCCCATGCCCAAGGCACGGAACAAACGCTCACCACGAGCAGCACCGATAGCTGTCGAGTCAAACAGACGACGAGCGTCCGAAGAACCTGTAGCAGCGTCACCAAAGGCACCAGCAGCGTTTACGTCAACAAACATACCAGTTGCAGCAGTGTTAGCGTCTGTGTCAAAGTCAACAATACCGCCGTTACCAGTACCACCTGCATCGCCAAGGGCAACTTCGTAGGCTGCAACACCTTTGAGCAAGTTCATCAGGGCAACGCCTTCGTCATCACCGCGGACTTGTGCGAAGTCACGAGCAATCTTAGCAAGACCGTCTTGCTTGGAGATTACTTCTTGCAGGTTTACCTGCTGGGCACCAAAGGTACGCATGGTTTTGACGTAGTTAGCGATATCAGTTGTGATATCAGTGTAAGTACCGTCTGCAGCATTCGACAACGAAGGGATGTTGATGTTTGCTTGCAGGGGCTTACGCCAGCGGAACTGACCAATAAACGATTCACCTTCGGCAGTAATGTCGTCACGTTGACCAACGATACCCGAGGAGTTCAGTTTCTTTTCAGTAGTGTAAGCTTCGTCTGCGTAAGCAGAGATAGCGAGAGCGACATTTTGAAAGTCGGTGTTTGTAATAGTCATGGTAATGTTTCCTTATAAAACTATTATTATATTTAATAAGAGAAAGAGCCAATCTGACCTTTAGCGGCCAAAGATAGCACTTCTTCCTGAGTCATCTCACTAAGAGATTTCTTAGTTTCCATTGTAGGCGTTCCAGAAGACTGTTGTGTACCTGCCCCTGAGTTAGCTTTAACTCGGAACAAGAAAGAGTTGTCTTCTGTTTTAGAGTAAGAATTAATAAACTCCTGAATAGAAGTTCCTGATTTATGAACCCAAGCACCATTCTCGTTTTGAACAAGTTGCTCAACGATATCACGATAAGCCATTTGGCGGCTACGGTCATTTCTAAAATCAAGGTTAGCTAGTTGGGAGTTAACAACGCTGTCGCGGTTAAGCTTGGTGTTTTCTTCTTCGAACACTTTAAGCTTGGCTTCTGCTTCTGCCAACTTCATTTCTAGAGCTTCTTGAAGTTTTCCCTCTTCTTCTAGCCGTTTAATATCTGCTTGCTTTTTAGCTTGCTCAATTTCAACAGCCTTTTTGAGAGCTTCGTCCCGCTCTTTAGCCATGCGGTCCATGTTTTCTTTCATTTTTGAAAGACGTTCATTTACTGCCTGTTCAACCGGATCAATTTCTTGTTCTGTTTCAGAAGGGTTTTCTTGATCAGTTGTTTGTTCAGTAGTCTCATTGGACTCATTATTCTCAGTTGTTTCTACTTCAGTTGTAGTATTTTCTTCACTCATAATATTTCCTTTCAAGCACAGCTTGAGTTATAATTTTAATCAGGATTACAAATCCTTTATGGGGTGTCATAGACTATTACAAATAACTATGGACCAATTCCATACCAGTCTTTCCCTTCTGGGATTGGAGCAAGTATGTCTTTTCTTGTGATCTTATCTTTGGGATCAATAAGACCTTCTGCCTTAGCTTTAGCAAGTAAAGCATTATAGGACTTCCTAGATAACCCTTGTTTCCTCATTTCAAGGAGGGTTTTTCTAATAGTGTCGCCTTCAAGAGCATCTGCATAGATGGTTCTTAAAGCAGTTTTAGCATTATCAGCTTCAGCGATGTTTGTAAAGAAAGCATCGTGAATAGTTCCTGTTTCAACGTTATTTTTACGCCCCCACAGGTGAAACCTACGAACAATAACAGCATCATTACTGTGGTTTCCATTCACACCTAGTCCGATACGGGCATCGTTAAGAGAGCTTTTCCCAAGAAGCTTTCCATCTTCTGCGCTATCTTCATAGATGTTAGCGATTTTACGACCCGTTACCGGATCAGTAAACTCTATGCGCTCTTGTATCTTTGGACGATACCTTTGCGTCATTATTTTTCCGTCAAAAGTAACCCAAGGTATATCGACCTTTTGAGTCTCTTCAACAAAAATCTTTGCAACGTCTTTCCAGTAGTTAATAAAGTTGTCAGTAACAGGCGCCCTTTGCGCTAGGTTTTTAGACATAATTCTAGAAACTTCTGAAAATTCTTTTGGACCAATTATCCCTCGACGAGCGTTAGTAAGTTTGCTTACAAAGTCAGCTGTGTCAGGGTGTATATCTTGAGCTTGCTTTAACAAGGTTCGCCCTGCGGGTTCATTCTTATTAATTAACTCAATCAACTCTTTTCTAAAAGATGACAACTCTGCTTCTACCCCAGTAGCACCTTGACGAGCAGCAATCTTAATCTTACCGTCAATAATTCTTAGCTGTTCACCGAGATTATCTTTTGTGACAGTAATGAAACCTTTATCGTCAAGAACTTTAGAGAGCTTTCCAGCAACGTTAGCTGTTTTAGTAGCATCTCCAGCACCATAAAAAGAAACCATGTTTTGAGACTTAGCAGCTTTAGCTAAATCTTCCCAAGTAAGACTCGCGTCTCTTAGTGCGGGAATTTTCAAAAAGTCAGGATCATTAACTGTATCCATAGCAACAAGGTCATACAAGCGGTTTTTCTGAGTAGTTGGTAAAACATTGCTTGCAAGAGAAACAGCACGGTCTCCAGTAGACAACCCGATAATCTGAGCGCCCGAGGAACTTGCATCGTTTTCAATCATAAGTTTTGTTTTGTAAGAAGACAACCTTGATATGTTGCTAAAGTCTCCGTCAACGTGATTGTAAACACGAGTGTATTCTAAGGCCATTCTTGCCATTTTAGGTACTTCTGGCCCTTCTAGTCCTCTGATTAACGGATGCTCAAGAAACTCTCTTAAGCGTCTATCTCTCTGAGTAGTAGACTGAAGTATTCGACCTAAGTCACGAAGCTTACTTTCATTACGTCTAAAAATCTCTAAACGACCTGCTTGTGTTAGTGCTTCTGTACCGGGGCCAATCATAGCGCCTAGCTGAATACGTAACTCTCGCATAGCACCGGGTGTCATAGCTTTGGGGGTACCTGAGTTAAGAAAGGGTCGAACTAGCTCACCACCTGTAGGGGTTAAGTAACCACGGTGGTAAACTCGGCCACGAGAGTCAATAAAAACTTGAGTTTTAAAGTTCTTACCTCGTAAGGCATGATACTTGGCTGTTGACATTAAGCCATAACCTTGTTCGCCACGGTTTAGAATTTCATGACGAAGCTCGTTAATAGAGTCATAGTATTTAGAGTTACCTCGTGGGTCTCTAAACCTAACAATATCATCCATAAAGGTTACAAACTCTTTATCAACACCATACTCAACATTAGAGACATGGTTCATCATTTGAGCCATTTCTCGGTCAATTTGTTTAGGGTCGTAATCAGCAAACTTATCACGAGAAATAATAGGGATACCAGTATCATTACCCCGAGCATCAACAAAAGTTTTCTTACCTGCTTTAACAAACAGCCTATCTCTTTCGCTAGTTGTACCTAGACGCCTAGCAATAGTAACTCTGCGTTCTGCTTCTTGAAGACGGAGGAGACCTTTGTCAATAACCGTAACTTCTCTGGAAATAGTATCTTGCCAGCCACCGGAAGCTCGACCTGTTTCTAGATCTAAAACACCTCTTCGGGTTTTACCTCTAAACTGAACTTTGATAAGGTTTTGTTTAACCATAAAGTCAAGAACTTTAGAACCTTCAGCGTGATGGTCTTTTAAAGTGCTTTTAGTAAAAGGAATTAGGTTCTCAAAGTCTTTTGAAAACTGTTTACCAATATTAATAGCCAAAGAGTCGTAATCTGTAGACTGACCTGAAGCAATCAGTTTAGCGATTTTTGTTATGCTGTTAATAGCTTCTTCATCAAAAATTTTATCAGTTGGCTTTTTATTTGCTATTAAGAACTCTCTATCAAGAATTCTTCGGATTGTTTCGTTTTTCTTAGAAACAACTCGGGTCCACCACGCATCAGTTGGCTCTTTTTCTTTGTTAATTAGCTTATATAAATTGTAAGCTTTTTTAACTTTAGGGTTCTTGTCTAAAAAATTCTTTATAAGTTTTTCTTTTGTTGGGTATTTTTCAACAAACTTACGAAAGTAAACCCGCAAAGGTGCCCGACCTGAAAAGAAAAGTTTTCTAGCAAGCTTTTTACCTTCAGTCCTACGCCAAGCATCAATAAATCTTTGGTCTTTTAACTGATTTTTGATAAGGTCATCAAAGTTATAGTACTTACCCATAATTTGAACTTGCGGAGTGTCTTTAGATAAGTAACTAACAAACATTTCAGAGCGTCTTCGAGAGCGAGTGTCAAGAAGCCTAGAGACGTTTTGAACAGCAAAACGGTTTTCAGCTCGAAGAACAGAAGCAAAGTCGGACCAAGGTTCTTTGTTTTTAGCATACCGCTCAAACACAACTCTCAAGTTTTCAACAATAACTGTTTGTTGGTTTACCGAAACTTTGTCATCTAAACTAACTGCAACTGACTCAATAAAGTCTTTTTCTTCTGGTTTAAGAAGTTGAGACTTCCTGATAAAGTCAATGCGCTCTTGATAAAGATTAAAATCAGGATCATAGATGTTATTGTTTTTAATCTCACCAGTCAAAGGGTCTGCTGAAAAGTTTCTTTCGTCAAACTCGTTACCAACTCTACGCCTAGACGCTTGTTTACCTACTAGCGAAGTACCTTTGTAGTCTGTCAGAGAAAAGGTTTTAGAATAGTCGCTTGAGTCTAGTAGCAACAGTCTCTGCAAGTCTTCTTTGTTTTTAGGGTTACTTACTAGGTTACGAGGTCGGCTTGCAGCTAAACGAACATCTTCTTCTCTAATTTTTTGCTTAGGTCGAAAAACAGTTGTTGCTTGAGTAGCCTTGTTTCTCAGAGCTTGAATTGAAAGGGCTTTGCCTTTTGGGGTTACAAACTGTTCGGCTTTTAACTTGCCTTGTCGAAACAAGTTTGCTGCGTCTTCTGAGCCTAGCATTTTAGTTTGTATTGACATTGGCTGTGTAAGAAGCCAAGAACCAAAAGATTTAACTTTAGCAGGAAGCCCTGTAAGGCTTTCTTCTTTTTTCCTTTTTAAAGCTGTTTTGTTGAGCCTTTGAGTTTTCTCTTGAATAAGCTCTTCTTTACTTTTAAGCACAGGTACCATCGAAGAACGACAATTCCAGTGAAGAGGTGGTTTAAATCTGTTATCGTCAACATCGTAAAGTTTTCCGTTGTGGTGCGAGCAAATAGGGCTAGT